GGCATCACCCCCGACGACCAGTTGATCGACACCCCGAACCTGCGGTTTGAAAGTCTAACTACGGCGGCTTCCGGCGTGACTTTGTCGGATGCGAATTACGTGGCTACCATGCCCTCTGGATTGCAAAACACGAAAACGAGGACGAACAATACCCTGTCTGGCAAGGTGTATTTGGAGCTAGTATTACATTCTTCTAACAATAGTTGTATTGGGCTAACAACTACAATAGCTGATGAAAATTATATAGGGAAACTTTCAGCTTCTTTAAGCTGGTTTATAACACCGGGTTCTGCACTACAGGGTTGGACTAACGATTTCAGTGCTCCCAGTTATAACCCTACGAATACATCTGGATTTTATGCCAGTGGGGATATTTTAAGTCTTGCCATTGACACTACGGCTACAACTATACAGTTTTACAGAAACGGCCTAGCATATGGGAATAGTGTTGACTACAGCGGTTGGTCAACATCCTCGGTATATTTTGCACTCGGTAACTACGTGAGTGGTCAGACATACCCAATTAACTTCGGCCAAGACCACACGTTCGCTGGCTCGAAATCACCCCTGATCTCCCCGTTCACCGACGACGATGGCAACGGCGAGTTCTATTATGAGCCGCCACCGGGGTTCAAGGCGTTGGCGACAAGTTACTAAGCACCACAAAAAAGGAACCTAAACGATGACAGAAAGCAAATCATGGTACGCCTCAAAGACGGTCTGGGCCGTTCTGGTCATGCTCGGCAGCGTGGCCGCACGCAACCTTGGTGTGGACCTTGGGCCGTTTGAGGACGAAATCAGCAGCCTGATTCTCGACGGTGTAGCGCTTGTGGCCGGGGCTGTGGGCCTGTGGGGTCGCATTGCGGCGACACGTAAGCTCACTGGTTAACGGAGGTGCAAGTGACTGAAGCGGAAATCGCTGCAATCGCAGAGCGTGCTGCTAAGCAAGCCGTAGATGAAACGCTTCGGCGCTTGAACCTTAGCGACGACGAAAGCGGCCAAGACGTGCATGACCTACGCGAACTGTTATCGTCTTGGCGTAGCGCTAAGCGAACTATGTGGACCACTGTAGTTCGCAGCATGACCCTGTTCGCACTTGGCATGTTGGCTCTAGGCGTCGTCATGCAAGTGCGTAAGAACCTCGGAGAATAACATGGTAGATAACGATAAAACTCTGCACGACCTACACAATGCGTTGGCGCATGACCTGCTTGTGCGCATCGAGTCAGGCGAAGCGACTGCGCAAGAACTAAGCGTGGCCGCAAAGTTTCTAAAGGATAACCATATCGAGTCAGTGCCGAAGCCTGACAATGACCTGGGCAAGCTCATGGAACGCATGCCGCAGTTTGACGATGAAGCCCCCGCAACGTTTAACTAGGAGTTAACGATGAGCCTATACCGTAATATGAACGCTAGGAAAAAAGCGGGTACAAGCCGCAGCAAAAAGAATAGCACCGTGTCTGCTAAGACGTACAAGCAGATGAAAAACAAAACAGGTGGGTTCCGCAAAAAATAACCCCGCGACGGAGAGAACAATCGCGGGGTTAGGTTTTGGAGTTTGAATCTTGGGAGGACTCAATGATGCAAAACTACTGAAGCGGCACAACATCAATGCCGTAGTAATACTTACGCAGGCGCATGGAACTTGTCAACGGACGTATTTAAAAAAGACTTCAGAAAATTCCTTTGGCTCGTATGGAACCATATCGGACTACCCGACCCCACGCCTGTCCAGTACGACATAGCCAACTACATTCAATCCGGGCCTAAGCGTAGCATCATTCAAGCATTTCGCGGTGTCGGCAAATCGTACGTCACTAGCGCCTACTCTGCGTGGATTTGGCTTAACGACCCTAACGCTAAGGTATTAGTCGTGTCCGCGAGTAAGGAACGTGCCGACGCATTCTCCACGTTCACCCAGCGGATTATCTCAGAGCTACCGATTACGCAGCACTTGCAGCCAAGCCCTGACCAGAGAAACAGCAAAGTAGCCTTCGACGTTGGCCCCGCAGTCGCCAGCCACGCCCCTAGCTGTAAATCCGTTGGGATTACTGGCACGATCACCGGAAGTCGCTGCAACTACCTCATTGCCGACGACGTAGAAGTGCCGAACAACAGCGCGACTCAACTGATGCGCGATAAGCTCAGCGAGCTAGTCAAAGAGTTTGATTCGGTGCTTTCGCCAGGTGGCCGCATCATCTACCTCGGGACACCGCAGACGGAAGACAGCCTGTATACGCGGCTGCAAGAACGCGGGTACAGCACGCGGATTTGGCCTGCGTTGAAGCCCAGCGCGAACGAGGAAGTTGGCTACGGCGGCACACTTGCGCCATACGTCAGTGACCTGGACATACCCGCAGGTAGCACGGTGGACCCTGATCGCTTCTCCGAGACAGACCTTGCAGAACGCCAAGCGAGCTACGGGAAAGCTGGGTTCGCGTTGCAGTTCCAACTCAGCACAAGCATGTCGGATGCTGATCGTTATCCTCTAAAGATGCGCGATGTTTTGTTCATGCCGTTAGACCCTGAGACTGCGCCCATGAGCCTGACGTGGGGACCGATAGACGACCGCATGATACGCCACTTGCCTAACGTGGGCATGAAAGGTGACGGCATGTACGAGCCTATGGCCGTCAGCAACGTCACTAGCCCGTACACCGGGAGCGTCATGGCGATTGACCCCAGCGGACGAGGGGCAGACGAAACAGGCTACGCAGTGGTTAAGATGCTCAACGGCTACCTGTTCGTTCACGAATGCGGTGGCCTCAAGGGGGGCTACGACGAAGACACACTGACACTCTTGGCGAACATCGCAGAACGCAACAAGGTCAACGCCGTGATAACGGAGAGTAACTTTGGCGACGGTATGTTCACTGAGCTTTTCCGCCCGGTCCTTCATCGTTCTCACAAATGCTTAGTCGAAGAGGTACGGCACAGTAAGCAGAAAGAACGCCGGATGATTGACACCTTGGAACCCGTCATGATGCGCCACAAGCTCGTCGTGGACCCCAAGGTTATCGAGAACGATTACCGCAGCGCCAATGCCTACGAGTCAACTCAACGCCTAAGCAAAATGCTTGTCTACCAGATGACGCGATTGACCTCCGAGCGAGGCGCGCTGCGGCACGATGATAGAATCGACGCGCTTAGCATCGCAGTCGCGTACTGGTCCGAACAGATGGCCGTGGATGAAGCCAGGGGTATCGCCCGTCAGAAACAAGAGGCTTTAGACAACGAGCTGCGCAAGTTCATGAAGTCTGCGGGTAAGAACGCGCCCCGGCCCCGCTGGGTTGATCTCTCAAGGTAATACACCGCGCTTATACAGACGTAGTAAGAACACCGCGCTTATACGGGCGTAGCAAGAACACCGCGCTTGCGCACTGAAAGTCTGCCAAAGAAAGAACACAAGCAAAGAACACTTAATGCTTAAGCTTAATGTTTAAGCTTTATGCTTACTCTCTTTGATTTGGAATTTTGGAAGAACTTACGTTGTACTAATCACTGTGCTCTAGCATACGCCTGTAGAAGCGCTGTGCTTTTGCTACGCCAGTATAAAGCGCGGTGTGCTTTTACAAGGGCAGAAGCATTAAGTACGTGAACGCAAGCTAGCCGTTTTTTTCTCGCATGTCAAATCGAATTAGTTGCAAAAATGTGAACGCTAGTTCTAAGAGAGCGCCGCGTCGTGACCCCCCCTCTACCCCCTGTTAACGATGCGATTATGCGCCACGCCACGAAAAAACCTTACGTTTACAATGGTGTACTACGCATTGTTAGTGCGTTGCGCAGCGATTCAGTGCACTTGAAGCAACATATTGACGTAGATTAATGCGTAAGGGTTAGCGCGAGCCCCATGTTCACTTTCCCGCTTCACCTGCCCGTTCACCTGCCCGTTAACCTGGGCGCGTACCTGGTCGTAGGTAGTGACGTAAACTTAACGTATGCGATCACGAAAACGATTGACATAACGTAAATAAGCAAATAGGGAAGCAAGCGGCGATATCGCAATGTATGCGGTGTCGTCACTAACATTAAGGAGAGAACATCATGCGAAAAATTTCACGATACACAGTGATTGAACGCAACGCCTACAATGGGCGCGTCAATGCCATTACTGCTAATCTTACTGAAGACCAAGCGCAAAGCCTTGCGCGTGAAATAGTCGAAGCAATGGTTGAATATGACGTTCAGCACAGCGCGCACCACGTAAGTGAAGAACGCCTAGCGGAATTAGAGGATAACGCATGGGATTGCGTGGAAATTATCTGCAAGGTTAACGGGGGGGAAGCGTAATGGTTTACGAACTTAAACTGCGTGCACGCCACGCTGACCGCCGCGACTACGTGGACCACATGCAACGCGAATTCGCGCGCTTTGGGTTCACTGCGCCGCCGCTCACTGTCTCGCAGATTGTTCATTGTTGGCGTGCGGGTCTGGACCATGACCGTTGCTATGGAGTGGGCTGTGACGTGAACAGCGGATACACTTTCTGGCGTGCCGTGCAGGTCAACGGGGGGGATGCGTGATGTCTTACAATGGCTGGAAAAACTGGGATACGTGGGAAGCCCACAATTTCTTGACAAGTTACGAAACGCCCTATTTCTACGTGCGCGAATTGAGCCGTGCGACAGACGCCACGCTTAAGCAGTTTGAGCAAGAAGCAAAGCAGTTTGTCCCGAGTAGCGTGAACCTGCGCAACGTGGATTGGAACGAGATTAGAGAAGCATTTAGGGATTAAGTGCTTTGTATCACTAACTGCATGCGTGGGCGTAACACATGCGTCCACGCGCATCTAACTATGGAGAGAACGATAATGTTTTACGACGAACGCATTGAAGCACTCGCGTCTAAGATAAACGAAATTGCAGACGCACGCGTTGAATATGAGACGACGCATAAAGATGCGCTGGACGCCTATAGTCACCTGCCACGCGAAGGTGACTGGACGTATCACGACAATGATGCACGTGTTGCACAGCGTGCGCGTGACTTAGGTTTGTCTGTGCCGAAAGACTTGGAAGACGCACTAGGTGACGCGTGCCTTGATCGCATTACGTGGCGCTTCGATAGTCAGTATCACGGGAGTGAACCGGGAGACTTAGGCATGTTTACTATTGGCGAAATTGAAACGCAGATAGACCATGACGACCTGCCTGCGTGGTTTACTGAGAAGACCCCCGAAGACCGGCGTTTAATCATTGAAGACGTGAACCGCGTTTGTGACCACTACGTACAGCGACTGTCTGCATTTGAGCAAGGCACAAGTCTGGCGGCACTCTTAGTTTACAGCACAGTGGACGCCGCTGTTTTCTATTCGTTGTCTGACAAGGCACTGCGCGAAGCGCACGCCGCAGTAATGGGGGATGCGTAATGTACCACCGTTATCTGTCAGCCGACGAAACTTTAGACTTGTTTCAGAAACATCTCGCTGAACACGTGGAAAATTTAAAAGACGCGTTCGAGTGCGAAGTGCCCAGCGATCATGATTTAGAAAGCGACTGCCTGCATTTAAGCGAAGCAATATTGTTGCGCGATAACGTGCGCGATTTGCGTGGGCTATTAATTTGGGCGGACGAACAAAAAGCCAAGCGTAAGGCTGAAGCCAAACAGGGGGATGCGTAATGCCTAAGTTTTATGATTGCGTTCCCAAGGGCTTCAACGTTGTCAGTCTGTTTGACTATACCGGAAACATGGTGCGCCCGTGGGCTGAAGCGGGACACCACTGCACCATAGTGGACGTGCAGCATGAACGTGAAGGCATGATTGAACACTTTGAAAGCGGGGGTTCAATCATGGCGGTGCGTATGGACTTGTCGAATGACCAATCGGTGCGCGACTTAGCAGACTGGAAGAAACCCGGCATAATCTTTTCGTTCCCGCCATGCACTGACCTAGCAGTCAGCGGGGCGTGCCGCTTTGCGGCGAAGCGTGAAGCTAACCCTAACTTTCAGCATGACGCGGCGGAGTTAGCATGCACAGCGTGGAAGCTAGCGGCGGTGGTACAGATAAACACGGGGCGAGAGGTGCCGTGGTTTGCTGAAAACCCTGTGTCTGTATTGTCTACCCTATGGCGCAAGCCCGACTATCGGTTTGACCCGTGCGATTTCGGCGGGTGGAT